CGACAGAGCGAGCGGCGTCATCATCCGCTTCAATATCGATGGCGCGCTGCGGGCCGATTTCAAGTCGCGCCAGGAGGGTCTCAACATCCAGCGCATGGCCGGGGTGATCAACGCCGACGAATGGCGCGAGATGGAAGGCTGGAACCCGATTCCGGACGGGTCCGGCCAGACCTATTGGACACAAGGGCCTTCGGGCCAGAACAGCGGGACGGAAGCCGATGGCATCAAAGACCCTGAGCCTCAACCTTGAACTGAAGTCGCTCAGAGACCGCGAATTCGAGGGCTATGGCTCGATCTTCAAGAATGTCGACCTGGGCGGCGACGTGGTTCTGCCCGGCGCCTTCGCGCGCAGCCTCGCCGATCATCGCAAGGCCGGCACCATGCCGCCGATGTTCTGGATGCACCAGCCCGACCAGGTGCCCGGCGTGTGGACGGCGATGAAGGAAGACACCAGGGGCCTGCATGTGAAGGGCGAACTGGTCGACACCACGCTCGGCAACGAGATGCGGACGCTGCTGCAGAAGAAAGCGGTGCGCGGCCTGTCGATCGGCTACCGCACCGTCGATTCGGAATATTCCGACAGCGGCGATCGGCTGCTGAAGGACGTGGACCTGTGGGAAGTATCGATCGTCAGTCTGGCGATGAACCCGCTGGCCGAGGTCGAGGCAGTGAAGGCGCGGCTGTCGCATGACGGCGAATTCGTGCCGACGAAACGAGAATTCGAGCGGCTCCTGCGGGATGCAGGATGCAGCAAGAAGACCGCGGGCACCATCATCGCCCGCATTTACCACGATGACGATGACGACACCGGCGGGACGCCGGCTGCTGGTTCTCTGCGGGATGCAGTTGATGACATCGAATTGGCCGCAGCTAAAGCGGTAGCAATGAATGTTGCGGCAAAAATCGCCGCCGCTCATCGCAAATCCTAGCTCGAATCAAGTAACGGAGACCTATCATGGACACCAGCAAGGGCGCGCTCACCAAGAGCATCGCCACCATCGGGACCTCTTTTGAGGAATTCAAGGCAACGAACGATCAGATCATTGCCTCGCTCCAGAAGGGCAATGAAGGCCTGGCGGCCGAAATGAACCAGAAACTCGCCAAGATCGAGACCGATTTGAAGACGGCGGTCAAGCTAAAGAGCGATATCGAGACTGAAATCGCCCTCCAGCGCGAACGCCTCGAGGAACTGGAAAGCCGCGCCAGGTCGCCGGGCAAGACTGCCGAGGAAAAGGCCAGGGACGATCATCTGGAGGCCTGGATTGGCTCAATCCGCACCAAATTCCAGGACGCCGACTGGCTGATGAAGCTGAGCAACATCAGCAAGAAGGATGTCACCATCGGAAGCGCTGCTGGCGGCGGCTATGCCGTTCCGGAAATGATCGCTGCCGGTCTCAGCAAGATGGAACTGAAATATTCACCCACCCGCCGATTGGTGAAAGTCGTGAGGGTGAGCACCGGGGATTACAAGGAATTGCTCGACATCACCGGCGCATCTGCCGGCTGGGTCGGCGAATCCGGCAGCCGCAGCGCGACGAACACGGCACAGCTGCGCGAGATCATCCCGACTTTCGGCGAACTCTATGCCTATCCGCAGGCCTCCGAGTGGTCTCTGGATGACATCGCATTCGATGTCCCAAACTGGATTGCGGAAAGCGTATCAGATCAGTTCGCGATCCAGGAAGGAACGGCCGTCATTTCTGGCAACGGCACATCGAAGCCGACGGGCATGCTCAATACGGCGCCGGTGGCAACCGCCGACTTCGCGTCGCCGTTGCGCGCCGCCGCTGCTTATCAATTCGTTCCTTGCCTCGCCACGGGATCGCCGCTGGTCGCCACGATCGAACCGGATTGCCTGATCGATCTGCAGTATTCGCTGAATTCGAGGTATCGCGCCAACGCGACCTGGGTGATGAATTCGAATACTGCCGGCGCCGTCCGCAAGATGAAGGACAGCACCGGCCAATATCTGTGGCAGCCGAGTCTACAGGTTGGACAGCCGAATATCTTGCTCGGTTATCCCGTGGAGACATGGGAGCAGATGGACGATGTCGGGACGAATGGCCTGCCGGTCGCATTCGGCGATTTCAACAAGGGCTATTTGCTCGTTGATCGCACCGGATTGCGTCTGACAGTCGACAGTGTGACCAATGTCGGCTTTGTGCGCTTCTACATCCGCCGGCGCGTCGGGGGCATGGTTCTGAACAACGACGCCATCAAGTTCCTGAAGACCACAATCGCTTAGGCGATATCAACATAAAGGCGGCGGCGGGGCAGCCCGCCGCCGGTCTGCCATGAAAATAGAATTTCCCAACAACTGGCGGCCCGCCGCCAACCGGCTTATCCATGCCGGCATCTATCGGGTGCCGCAGGATCTGCCGGCGCCACTGGCCGACCGCGCGCTCCGCGACAAGGTGGCACTGGTCGTCGCTGGTGCAACGCCGGTCCCTTTGGCCGAACCGGACCCGCTGAAGCGCCCGCGGCGCAAGACGGCGGCTCCGGAAAACAAGATCGTGTCGATTCCATCGGAAGCCGAAGTCGCGGTGGAGACCGAGACCGCTACACCATCGTCGCCGCCTCCGGACCTTCTCTGACGCCAGAGGTGGCCGCCGCATGTCGCGGCCTGGACGTGATGGCGGTCGGTGATGCTTACAGGCTGTTTCCGGCGGCCCACTGGCTTTATCACTGCGATGCCGCTTGGTGGGATGTGCATCACGGGTGCCCGGACTTCACAGGCGAAAAGTGGAGTTCGACCGGCGACGGCAATGACAAGACGGCCGCCGCGAAACGGCATGGCCTCAAGCTGATCGCCGGGCGCCATCGCGAGGGCTTCTGCCTGGCGCCTGGCATCATTCACTACGGATCGAACAGCGGATTCCAGGCGATCAACCTGGCGCTGCAGTTCGGCTGCCGCCGCCTGGTGCTGGTCGGGTTCGACATGACCCGCGGCCATTTCTTCGGCGAGCATCCGCAACCGCTGATCCGCAACAACGACTATCGCCGCTTCGTGCCGCACTTCAAACGGGCAGCCGAGATGCTGCCGCAGGGAACCGAGATCATCAATGCAACGCCGGGATCTGCGCTGACATGCTTTCCATATCGGCCTCTGAGCGAAATGGTCTGATCGCGCCCATGCGGCTGGTGGTCGATCCGCTGCCGGGCAATCCGCTCGTGGTCGAAACCGACCTGCTGAAACAGCACCTGGCGGTCGACCATGACGAGACCGACGAGCTGATCGAGATCTATCTCAAGTCGGCGATCGGCTGGGCCGAGACCGTGACGCACCGATCGATCGTGTCGCGGGGCCACAAGTGGATTCTTGGAGGATTTCCGCTGGCTGATCGCGAAATCAGGTTGCCGCGCGGCCTGGCCAGCGCCGTCAGCGGCATATCCTATGCAAGCGGTGCCACCACGGTCTCGCTGACCGGGCCGACCTCGGGCAGCCCGGCCGGCAGCGACTATCGCGAGGATCTGACCGACGACGCCGGCGGCATCTTGCTGCCGGCCTATGGCGGCTCGTGGCCATCGGCCGATCGCGATGCCGTGGCACCGGTCACCATCACCTTCACCGCCGGATGGCAAAGCGGCGCGGTGCCGCATGACATCCAGGCGGCGATCATGCTGCGCGTCGCCGCCTCGCTGGAAAACCGTGGCGACGATGAAAAATCCGCCGATCTTTCCGCCTGTTTCGCGCTGTTGAGCGGGTGGACCCTGTCACGATGGCACTAGGCGCTTAGAAAGGACCGACCATGGCCAATGCAATCTATCCGCTTTACAAGCAATCCGTTCTCGCCGGCGATACCAATGCCGATCTCGACAACGATACGACGACCGATGGGCCCTATTGTGCCCTGATCGACACCGGGACCTATACCTATTCGGCGGCGCATCAGTTCTACAGCGACCTGTCGGGTATTGTCGGCACCGACCAGAGGGTCACCACGCCGACTGTTGCGCTCGGCGTGTTCGACGGCGATAACCTGACCTACACGGCGGTCAGCGGCAACAGCATCGAGGCGCTTGTCTATTACCGGCACAATTCCGGTGCCAATACCACGTGGCGGCTGTTCGTTTACATCGACACATCGGTGACCGGTCTGCCGGTGACGCCGAACGGCGGCGACATCACCGTGACGCACAATGCCTCTGGCATCACGGCGATCTGATCGGGACAACTTATCCAAGCGAGGACATCAACCATGGCCATTCTCATCATCGACGGCCCGCCCAAGAGCGGCAAGAGCCTGATCGCCAATGGGCTGCGCAACGCGGCGATCTCGACCGGCAAGGGGGCGCTGCTGATCGACGATCATGCCGACGGCGATGCCATCCATCACCTGGAAAAGATCATCAAGGCCGACAAGTTCGTTTCCGGCACGCCGGCCGAAGAGGTGAACTGGAAGCCGGACCCGCAGATCATCCTGGTC